CATAGGAGTTGAACTCCTATGGGGTAGTCTTTTTACATATTACTTAAGTAACGAGATAATACTGAACGAGAGTTTATATCAGATACGACATTATTGATATCTTCAGTTGACATATATTGGAATGCAACCATTGCAGATTCATTCATTAAGTCTTTTACTAATACTTCATCTCTTGTTATAGCTAGATAGCCAGTACATAGAGATGCTAGCTTATTGATCTCTCTATTGATAATACAGATAGTCATAAATATACCAAAGATTCTTTCCTCTTTAGATGATGCGGTATGTAATAGTTGACTAACTACCATACCAAGAATCTTATCAAAGATTACAAATGGTTTATCTAATGCTACACTTAGACATTCATAGTTATTCTTAGCTAAGAATAAATCAGGAGTTGGTATAGACTCATTGATTATAGATATAATCTTATAAGACTCAGACTTGATAGCATTCAATAATAATCTATGGTAATCTAGATCCATATTTAGAAATGTAAGAACGTTTCCAAATATTTTAATATAGATATCATCAGAAGTGATTAGATCAAATACTTCATCTAGAGTATACTTTGTCTCTCTCGGAATACTACTTAAAAATAGTAATGAATCATCTACATTATCGATACAATTCAAGTCTGAGACCAATGATTTAAGGGACCCAGATGTATCCCCCTTACGGTTGTATTTTTTTGCTATTATTGGAATTATGTTAGTCATATTTGCCTCCAAACAGATATAAGTGGTACATCCAAATTAATTGGATGTACCATTATAATTATTTTACTCTAATAAATGGGCTGATTCTTACAGCAAGCATTGCACGTTTCTTATTGGTATAGTTTTGTGTACCAGATAACTTCCAACCCATGTATATATCCATTCTGAATTTCTTATCAATTATAGGACAAACCCAGATTTCTTTACACTTAACGGAGAAGTATCTTTTTAATCCCTTAGGACTTTCCAAGTAAGATACAAATAACTCTTTACCGTTACCTCTAGAGTTCTCTAGAACGTATTGTTGTTTACCGATGAATTCAATACCCAATAGATTATAGGCAAATCCATAAGCACAGTTACGATATAACCATAGTACACGACAGAAGTATCGTTGAATACGTTCTTTGATTGTAAAGTTATCATCTAGAATGACTACATGACCTGGGATCATTTCATCATTATTCTTAGACTCCATGTAATACTTATAATGCTTATTGAAATCATATTGGAATATCTTAGGAACTTTATTCTCATAGATCATCCAATCAATATCTAGACAGTTATCATAAGTCTGCCATAGTCTAAATATCCTAGGTAAGTTACCATACTTATCACAGAATAGAACCACTATCGGATTAGTAAGCATACATAGTGCCATCGTTAGGATACCCAAAATATAGCATCCAATATATTCAATAGTAATTAGTTTGGCAAGATATCTAAATGCCTTCTTAGTAGTAGGCATTTGATCAAGGAATCTCATTAATTACCTCCAACTTCTTCTAAATGTACAGATTTGAATGTACCATCAGTACCAAGTCTAGCTTTCTCTACATTATTAAAGCTGAATATCAATTCACCTGTCTCTGCTGGAGCAAGAGTCCAACCACCACCAAGATTATTAGTCTTAGCTGCAGCTAATTGAGCTTTTGTAACAAACTTATCATCAAATTCCTTACGGTTATATAGATTAGCAAGTTTAGAGTTTTGATATTTAGTTACGAAGTAATGATTGTCATCTTGAGCAATCATAGCCGCTGGTAATGTCTCTGGAAGTACATAGTTATTTGCACCAGCAGCAATACCATCTAACTTAGCTTTGTCTTCTTTAGACATCTTACCATCAGCAGTTGTACTAGCATTAGGAATAGAGTTACTAGAAACTACAATCCATTTAGTACCATTATACTGATGAGTATTACCAGTATCAGTTACACTTACAGTCCAACCTTTCTTAGGAGAAGAATACTTAGTATTCAACTCAGCTTCAGTTCTGACTGCTTCTTTCCATTCCATACCACTTTGAGCTGCAGCAATCTTAGATTCAATCTCAGATGCAGATAAAGTTGCTTCCAATTTATCTTTAAGAGACTTAGTGATAAACTGTTTAGATTCACTTTCAGTAACAATAGCTGCAGGTACAGCTGTTACATTGATATTTACATTAGCAGATCCATCAAAATCAACTGCAGTTGCAGTAACACCAGTAAGACCTAGTTTACGAGCAGTACTTAACTTAGTTGCAGTTGCAGCATTCTTACTAATATTTACATTCAAAGTATCTGGGTTACGTCCTGCAATTACATGACCTTTACGGTCTACCGTAACAGCAGTATACTCAGTATTACGAAGATCAGTAGGGCTATCAGGATGTGTATACACAGTGTCAGTAAAAACTGCATTACTAGGGACGTCAGATCCAACAGTATGACCATTGACACGGTTAACAGTAATACGATTAGATAAATCATTGTAGTCTATGTTTAATGCCTTAATATTAATTTCAACATTACCAGAGCCATCTACCAATACAGGATCAGATACAGCTCTACCTTTAACGGAAATATTGAATGGAGTAAATGTAGCACCACCCGGTGTAGGAGTAACAGCTCCACCAGTACCACTACCAGGTGTAATAGATAATGCTTTAAGAGCTTTATCTACGAATTTAGTTGTAGCAATTTGATCAGTTGCTGTACCAAATACTGCTGTAGGAGCAGTTGGTTTACCTTGAAGAGCTGGGGAATCTTTAAGTACTAGCTCATTGAGAGCTACACCATTAAGAGCATCAGCAGTAGTAGCATGATCTGCATTACCAGTAATAGAGATATTATAAGTACCAGACATATTACGTTGAGGAATTGTACCACGTAATGCACTAGTATCAACAGTAGATAGTGGAATTACAATATCATTAAGACCATTGAATCTAGTAACTTCAGATGTAGCAGCACCAGCTAAACTTACATTAACTTCACCAGCTAATTGATAAGCTTTACTAGACACTTCAGGTCTATGAGATTTCAGAGCATTACTAACAAACTCTGTACTTGCAATTTTATTAGAAGAATCACCCATTGGTGCTGTAGGTGTTGTAGGAACACCAGTTAAGTTAGGGGATTCGTTAGGTGCTTTATTATTCCAATTATCTCGGTCTAAAGCAGATATATGAACTTTTTTATCTTGAACGTGTCTATTCAAATCATAGGATACCACGTCAGAGGATGCTTTAATCATATCTTGTAGATCGCTAGATAAGTCTTCTAGCATAATCTTATCATATCTTTCGTTAAAGACTTCCATATTTGTCTCCTTTCGATTAATCAATTATCATAATGTTTTAACATAATGATAACTCCCGATTCCGCTCCATGTGGATGTAATTGGGAGGTTTTATGTAAAAGGAGGATTAGTAAATGTTTATTTTTAGATCGTTAAGATCTTACATGGCCTCAATCTGTATGGGATTTGGTCTAATAGCTGCTTCATTAGTTTTAGCTTCTTGGTTATATGGATATTGGTCCAATGGCCTATATGGAACTAAATTCGAAATCGATAGCTGTTGGCAAGGTCTATCGGCATGTGGGGTCGGCTTAATTGGTTTATTTAAATGGATTGTAGACAGTTCTAAGAACTCTCCAGTAGGTGAGTTTCCTGTCGCACCAAAAATCGTAAAGGCTCCCATTGTTGAGCAGCCTGTTGTCGAACGTCCGGTTGTTGAGAGACCGGTTATAGAAGTTCCATCTAATAGTAAAGCTGCAGATGATGTTATTAGTATGGCTAAACAAGCATCTAGACCTAAAATGAAGATGCATGAGCCTGTTAAAAAGTAAGGAGACTAAACAATATGAAAATTGGACAATTGTCTGAAAAATACGAATCTGGCGGTGCCGGTATTGGTACTATTTCTGATGGCTGGGGAGACCCAGGCGGTAAGTCTTATGGTACTTATCAATTTTCCAGTAATGCTGGCTCTTTGGGGAATTTCGTAGATTGGCTTCAAGAGAGAGGTTACTGGTTCGGTGCTGAGTTAGCAAAATATCCTTTGACTGGCGATGACTTTGATGCTGCATGGCAATGGTTAGCTAACTCTGATAATGCAGAGGATTTTGAAAGAGCTCAAGATGAATATGTAATTGAGCACTATTATGATCCTGCAATAAGAATTCTTCGTAATATTGGTTTCAATATCGAGAATCATCATGAAGTAATGAAACAAGTAGTATTCTCCCGTGCTATTCAATATGGTATTGGTAATATTGAAGAAATGTGGTTGGATGCATTAGCTTATCTTGGTTATCCAAACATGTCTTACGTGGATGGTCCTAACATGGATAGAGCTATGATAGAAGCAATCTATTTAGGCGTATGCTCTTCTTGGGAATGGAACCATTCCGATGTAATGGATAGCCTAAATGCTCGATTCAGATGGGAATGTGAAGACGCTCTCGATATGATTCCAGAATAAGAATAATTAACCTCGCTCCAATGGGTCTCAGAACTCATTGGAGCCTCATTTTGAACATAAACGTAATACAAATAAGGAGGTTAACTGATGGCTTATAATAATGAACTAGATAAGATCACTTATGCTGAATTATCCTTATCCCTCCAGAATACAATCAAGACTAATCAAGCCCATACGCAAGATGAACTTGTCCATGTAACTCAAAGAGAAAAAGATAATTGGAATAGAGTCTTAGATCTCCCTTTAGCTAATGATACTGCTAAGGGATTTTTAGCACCTGAAGAAAAACTAAAGTTAGCTGGTATTGAACCTCAAGCTAACAAATATGTCCATCCTAAAAATGGAGTCATCCCAGGCATCTATACTCAAGTAGAAGTAGATGATGAGGGTCATGTTAAAGTTGGACGTAATCCATCTAAGATTAATACTACTGCAGAGAATGCTGACCGTCTTGGTACATATCCTGCAAGTGCTTATGCGAAACTAGTGTCTCCTGAATTCTTAGGTACTCCTAAAGTACCAACTCCAGAGAAGACAGCTGATGCTACACAGATTGCTAATATTGAATATGTAAATTCTCAAATGCCATATATCAAACAGGCTACAGCTCCAGAAGAAACTTCTAAGAATAAGTTCTGGATTGGTCCTAACAACTGTTTGAATGCATTTGATTCAAATAATAAATGGAACTCTGTATTTGCAGAAGTTGGTTTATTCTTAAAAGCATTGAATACTGATGAGACTAAGCCAACAAAACCAAATGACTATTCAAACTTCTTTAAATTTATCGGTAAGCGTAAAGTTAGTGCATTGAATCTTAAGACTCAATTCACTGCAGAATATGCTACAGTATTTGGTATGCGTTCTGATGAAGATGAGTATGCATACGAATTCCTTATGATCAATGGGCAAATCTTTATGCGTATTGGTAAAGGAGATACTTGGAAACAAGAAGTACTTCTCGGTGGTAATACTGCTGAATAAATAATATAGGAGGATATGATGGCAACTAGTAGATTCGCCGTATCTTATAAAGAAAGAAACAACGGGGCGTTTGATCAGCAGATTGATAAAATCACTCATGCCGAATTAAATAGCCTCTTAAATGAAAAGATAGATACAGCATATGTCCATAAAGACGATGAGTCTAAACACGTTACCCAAGAAGAACGTAATCGTTGGGATAATATGCTTACAAGATTAAAAACTGCTACTAAAGTTGAAAGCGGCTTACTCTCTCCTGCTGACAAAACTAAGTTAGACGGTATTGCTGAAAATGCAAATAACTATGAGCATCCTAGAAGTGGTGCTACTGCTGGTACATATATGCGTGTAACAGTAAACGACCAAGGTCATGTAATTTATGGTGATAATCCAACTCGTATTGATGCTACATGTACTAATGCAGAATACTTAGGTAATCAACCATTCAACTATTTTGCTAGAGCAAATAACCCAGTATTCACTGGTACAATGAAAATCCCTGATGCTACAATTGGTAGTCCTCCAAATACTCCAGTAACTGTAAAGCTATTAGAGTCTTACGTTGCTGAGCAGTTAAATAGAGCATGGCCTATTGGTAGTATCTTCATTACAGTAAGTAACCAAAACCCTGAAGCTCTCATCGGTGGTAAATGGAAACGTATTGGTGAAGGTAGATGCTTAGTTGGTGTTAGTGATGCTCGAGGAATTACATTACGTAAAGAAGGCGGCTCTACATCCGTTACTTTAAGCAATGCTAATATCCCATCTCATGATCATACTATCAATATTTCTGGTAGTACTTCTGGTGTAGGAGATCATACACATAATACAAGTGATAATTCTTCATATACAAACGGTACTAATTACAATGATAGAGGTAATTATGTTAAATATAAAGGTAGTGGAGATACTGATAGTAGACGTAATAATACTTATTATGTTAATGAGACTATAAATCGTACAACTACTGGTGCTGGTGGTCATAGCCATACAGTTAATGTGAGCGGCAATACTAGCAGAGTTGGTAATGCTTCACCTGCAAGCTTTAATATTGAGAACCCATACCTTGGGGTATTTATGTGGGAAAGAATAGGTTAGTATAAAAATTTTAATTTTAAGGGAGAAAAAATGAGACCTAATTATTTAAGTGAAGTTAAGCGTGCTATATACGATAACTTTATGGCTTATAGAAAGATAATCATCGCTGGTTTTCTACTGTTTCTTATTAGTATCAGTATTGGTGGGTTTATTACCTATAAGATTATGTATAATCAGTTAGAAGATGCATATGAAAGAATCAGATATCTAAAACAAATAAACGCAAATGAAAAACTAGTTGAAGAAATGAAAACCATTTCTAAAGCTGTTGAAGAATTAAAACAAAATAAACCAGTGACTGAACCGATAGTAAGTAATAACGAGACTGACATTAAGTATGTGCAAAAACAATCTACTGAAGACCCAGATGTAGAAATCAAATCTGAAGCTCCGGTGGCTAGAGTAAAATATAATGAGCAAACTTATAATGTACCTATGCAGACTACCACTACTAACTCTACTGAAAAAGATGGTACCGTTAAAGTAAATCAAAAACATGAATTCACTGTAGATGTAACTAACGTGGCAGATCGTCAAATCGCTGCTTATAAGCTATCTAGAGATGAAAAAGAACGTGAACTAAACGAAGAGCTTAAAGAAGTTAAGCATCAAAATAAACAATTAAAGATTGCTGGTGGTGTAGTTGCAGCTGGTGCTGTTGGTTACTTGATCCATAAAGCTTCTAAATAGCACTTTTAACATATGAGTAACTTTAAATCAAAATATGTAAGGTGGTGATTAGTACCAAATGTTAGCGGATTTAGGTGAACTCATGCATGGGTTAGGAAAACTTATAACTGACTTCGGTCCATTTGTATTTGGTCTAGTCGCGTTATTATTGATAATCGTATTGATGTTTATAGTCTTAATATATCTAGCTAAAGCTATAAGTAAGAGCCTTACCCAACAAGGCCAAAATAATAACTCTAATAGTAATGATGTAAATGAACAACTTAGAGCCATGAGAGAAGAAATTGCATCCCTTAGAGGGGGAGAAGGCAATTTCCAGTCCAAAAAGGAAGAAAATCTAATGGCTGTATTCTTACGAATCAATAATGGTCTTAAGCATACAGTTAGAGAACTAGTTCCTAAGATTAAAGCTGATAGAGTAGCATTCTATTTATTCCATAATGGAACTCACTCTATTAACAATATACCTTTCTTGAAGGCTTCTTGCCTTTGTGAAATTGACGATCTTGGTTTAGCTCAATATCACTTAGTTAAATCTCATAAGGATATCCCAATTAACTTATTAGATGATATAGTAGTTGAGCTTATCAAGAAACATGACTTTGTTATATATAAGAATGAGAAGAAAGTCGATGCTCTTATCGCTAAACTCTTCTTTGATGAACAAGATAAGACCTGTATCTTTAGTGGCATCTTCGAGATGGACAGTGGTGAACTATTAGGGTTCATCGTTGCCGAATATGATAATGTAACTGAATTTACAGATAATGATTTAAGATATAGATTAGAAAATATGAGAGAAACTGCTAAGCATACTTCTGCTACTATGCAAATTATCTCTGCACTAAAATAAAGGAGGATTATAGTAGTGGCAAAACCAGATATATTAAACCGTTTAAAGAATATCGCTAGTTCCTCTAACCCTAATGAGTTAGTTGCTTTCGCTGATACAAGCGGTTATAAAATCAAGCCTACTGGAATCAACTATAACGATATCCAAGATATCGCGGCAAATAATGTAAACGTAGTTGCTCACTTGGGTAATAATAAGATTCATGTTACTCCAAAAGAGAAAGAATCAATCAATGAGTCTGCTATCAAGATTGGTAATCATATCAGTGATACAGATATCCATATCTCTGCTACAGATAGAGCTTCTTGGGATGCTAAAGAAACCGAAGAGGGTGCACAACAAAAAGTAAATATTGCATTTGCTGTTGCTAACCGTCATATCCAAGACAAGAAACTTCATGTATCTACAGTAGATAGATTGAATTGGAATAATAAGTATACTAAAGAAGAAATTGACAACAAGTTCTCTCAACTCCAATATGATAATATTTGGAAAGAGTCTGTAGATGTATTCTCTGAGCTGATTTCTAAATATCCATCTCCTCAAAAGGGTTGGACTGTAACTTGTAATGAAGATAATATCACTTATCGTTATGATGGTACTAACTGGATTCCTATCTCTGCAAACTCTATCCCTATTGCTACAGTAGCAGTAGATGGTAAGATGTCTAAAGAAGATAAAGCTAAGCTAGATACTGTTGAGATGAGTGCTAACCATTACGTTCATCCTGACACTCCTAGTGTTAGACACGTAACTGATAAAGAGAAACTATATTGGTCTGCTAAAGCAGAAGACCGTATTGCTACTTATCAGTACAATGGTCTTCTTTCTAAAGAAGATAAATATAAATTAGACTCCATTGAGAGTGGTGCTACTAACTTCTCAATGCCAGATTCTATCGATCCACAAATTATCCAACAAGATGAAACTCATAGATTCATCACTGATAAAGAACGTATAGATTGGTCTAATAAAGCTAGTCGTAATCTAGCTACAGAATCTCTAGATGGTATTATGAGTAAATATGATAAGATCAAACTAAACACTATTGAAACTAATGCCAACTATTACGTTCATCCTGACACACATGAAGCAACTGTTATCTTACAAGATGCTACTCATAGATTCGTTACAGATGAACAAATCCTAGCTTGGAATAATAAGGCTACTGCAGTATTAGCAGATGGTGATAACAATGGTCTCTTAACTAAGGAAGATAAAATCAAATTAGATAGCATTGAAACTGGTGCTAATAATTATCATCTTCCTGATACATTACCTCCATCTATTATTGCACAAGATCCTAATAATAGATTTATTACTGACCAAGAACGTGAGCAGCTAGGTCTTAAGAAAGATATGTCTGCATTCGTAGTTGGTACAGGTATCTTTAATGGTACTGAAGGTACTATTATTAGACATGAGTTTGGTAATACTTCTTTTGCTGTAGCAATAACTCCAACAGCTAATCCTAACGGCACTGTAGGTGAAGTATGGGTTAGAAAAACAAATACATTGGTTGTAGTATATTGCTCTGGTGATGGTAAGATTCCATTTGACTACACTCTAACTTATTATAACTAAAAAATAAACACCCCATAGGAGTTCAACTCCTATG